TTTTATTATAACCCATGAAGGTCGTAATAAACTTATCAAGAATCTTGCTCTTACTCAAAAGGGTAACACTCTAGTCTTATTTCAATATGTTGAAAGACATGGTAATGTTCTATATGAAATGATTAGAGATGGAGCAGAAGAAGGTCGTAAGATATTCTATGTCCATGGTGGTACAGATACATCTGATAGAGAGGCTATACGTAAGATTGTAGAGACCCAGAAAGATGCAGTTATTGTAGCTTCGCTTGGTACATTTTCGACAGGAATTAACATCAAGAACCTACATAATATTGTATTTGCAAATCCTAGTAAATCACAGATTAAAGTACTTCAGTCTATTGGTCGTGGTCTACGTAAGTCAGAAGATGGTAGTACAACAAAGCTATTTGATATAGCAGATGATTTACATTGGGAATCAAGAAAGAACTTTACATTAGTTCATTCAGGAGAACGTGTTAAGATGTATGTTAAAGAACAATTTGAATATAAAATAGTACCAATTGATATTAAATAGCACTACTGCCTCTTCCCGGGATGCACTATGTTATTATACCATACTTTTGAAGATTTGTACACAGTTTATGCAAAATAAATTTAAAATATTTTTGTGTACATTCCCTTAAAACTGTGGTATAATTATACCTGAATCACACCATAAGATAACAACGTGAGTAATATTATGAAACCTAAAGATAAACCGCATTACGTCAATAATAAGGAATTCTCCTTAGCAGTGATGGATTATGTACGAGACCTGAATACAGCCAAGGAAGCCGGTGATTCGTTACCAGTTGTTCCTGATTATGTTGCCATGTCATTCTTAAAAATCTGTGAAGGCCTTTCTCATAAACCTAACTTTATTCGTTACACCTACCGTGATGAAATGGTAATGGATGCAGTCGAGAATTGTCTTAAAGCAATTAATAATTATGATATTGATGCTGCTACAAGATCAGGTAATCCTAACGCATTCTCGTACTTTACACAAATTGCTTGGTACGCTTTCCTTCGTAGAATCGCAAAAGAAAAGAAACAGTTCGATGTCAAGGTTAAATTCATGGCTGAAGCTACTATAGCTGATGTAGCTATGGAAGGACCGGATGGTGCTGCTAGTAACGAAACTGGAGCATTTGTTGAAGAACTAAAAGAACGTATTGATGCCATTAAGTATAACGATACACTAGTTAAAGAATATGCTAAAGAAGTAAGACGTCGTAAAAAGCGTCAAGTTAAAGCTGACTCAGACTTAGCAGACTTCTTAGGAGATATCGAAGAATGAAGATCTTATTAACTGGAGCACAATGGAAACGAGCCGGTGAGCTTGGGTCATTTTGGATTGAGAAAGGTATGATTGGATCTCATCTTAAACCTTATCTAGAATCCCAGGGACACGAAGTTGTAGTGTTTGAAGATGATATTCGTGATCCAGCTTCATGGTATAAACACCGTAATACCGGTATCAATATGGTAGTCCACCTAGCTGCTAAGCCTGGCGTATTAGATTCATTAAATGATCCTGATTATTATTGGGATACTAATGTTAATGGTACAACACGAGCATTTGAATTCTGTCAAAGTGAGCTGTGTCCTATCTTATATGCATCCTCATCTAATGCCCACGAATGGTGGCTTAATCCTTATGCAGCTACTAAGAAAGCAACTGAAGCTGTAGCTGAAGGGTTTGCTATCGATAGCATTGGTATGAGGTTCCATACAGTATGGCCTGGTCGTGATGATATGTTATTTAAACGGCTTGAAAGAGGTGATATTCAATATGTTAACGCAGATCATACTAGAGATTTTATTCATATTGATGATATGTGCTCTGCTATTTCTACTATTATTGATAATTATCATACCATAAAAGAAAAACATAAAGTTGTTGATATTGGTACTGGAATGGATTATAATGTCCTAGATGTAGTTGAGAAATACACTAATCAAGATTATGACATTCTAGATAGCTCTACACCACATGAAAGAACTCATACTCAGGCTGATATTGAATATCTAAAGGAGTTAGGTTGGTCACACACTAAGGATATTATATGATGAATAAATTGAAAAACCTATTTTCTTTACTAAAGTTTGAATGCGAATGGGATCCAGTTTATGAAAAATTAACTGGAAAGTTTTTAGGTGAGCAATATGTAGATATAGTTGTTTCTAAATATCGGGTTAATAAAGAACGGACTCAGGTACAGGAATGGGAACAAGTCTGGGATTCATCTCATTTCTGGAGAGATTTATCACCTAGTACTAATAAAATTTTCTTAAAAAAACTGGATACCAAAAGAGGTAAGTATTTTAGTGAAGTACCTAGTAATGGAGGAGAACTATGAAAATAGCATTATTAAATGATACCCATTGTGGTGTTAGGAATTCGTCTGATATCTTTATAGATTATCAAGAAAGATTCTATACTGATATTTTCTTCCCGTATCTAAAAGAACATGGCATCGATAAGATCATTCACCTTGGTGATTATTACGATAACCGAAAGAATATTAACTTAAAGGCTCTGCATCGTAATCGTAAACACTTCCTTGAAGTCATTCGTGAACGTGGTATTCATATGGATGTGTTTCCAGGTAACCATGATACTTTCTTTAAGAATACTAACGATTTAAATTCTTTAAAGGAATTATTAGGATACTATGTTGATGAAGTAAAAGTTCATATGGAACCTACTATAGTTGAGTATGGTTCAATGAAGATTGCTCTAATACCATGGATTAACGAAGAAAACGAAGAAGCTACTCTTAAGTTTTTGGCTGAGTGTCAAGCTGATGTAGTTATGGGTCACTTCGAACTAACTGGTTATGAAGTATTAAAAGGTATCGAACATAAGCACGGGATGGATCCTAGTCATGTAGGTAGATTCGATGCTGTGTATTCAGGTCACTTTCATACTAAATCTTCGAAGGGTAATGTAACATACCTTGGATCACAAATGGAGTTTATGGCTGGTGATGCTGATGATCCTAAATTCTTCCATGTTCTGGATACTGAGACGGGTGAGCTAGAAGCTGTACGTAATCCGCTTACTATTTTTAAGAAGATCTATTATGATGATGAACAAAATGATTATTCTAACTATGACTTTAAATCTCTTGAAGATAAATTTGTAAGAATAATTGTAGTTAATAAGTCAAAACAGTGTACATTTGACCAATTTGTTGATATAATACAATCTACAAGAATACACGAATTAAAGATATCTGAAAACTTTGTAGAGTTTACAGGATCTAGTGTTGATGATGAACAGGTATCTGTAGATGATACCCAAACCCTTCTTAATTCTTATGTAGATGCTGTTGACACTTCATTAGATAAAGATAGAATTAAAAAGGAAATCAGTGCTCTTATGATTGAAGCACAGACTATGGAGATTGCATAATGGCATTAGTGTTTAAGACATTAAAGTGGAAAAACTTCTTAAGTACTGGTGATAGTTTTACTGAGATTGACTTTCAAGATAAACGTACAACCCTAATCGTTGGTCATAACGGTGCGGGTAAGTCTACTATGTTAGATGCTTTATCATTTGCTCTATTTGGTAAGGCTCATCGTAATATCAATAAAGGACTATTAGTTAACTCTATCAATGGTAAAGGAACACTAATTGAAGTAGAGTTAGATGCTCATGGTTCTCAATACAAGATCGTTCGAGGCATTAAACCAAATCTATTTGAGATCTGGCGTGATGGTGTAATGATTAATCAGGATTCGCATGCTAAGGAATACCAAAAGATTCTTGAGCAAAATATCCTTAAACTTAATCATAAATCGTTTCATCAGATTGTTGTATTAGGTTCATCTTCGTTTATTCCGTTTATGCAGCTAAGTGCTAATGCACGTCGTGAAGTTATTGAAGATCTATTAGATATTGGTGTATTCTCTAAGATGAATATGTTGATGCGTGAAAAGAACTCAGCCTTGCGTGAGATGTCTAAACAGAACGCTCATGAACTAGATATGATTAACACTAAGATTGATGCTCAGCGTAAATACATTCGAGATATCACGGCTATCAATGACGATCAGCGTTCTAACTATGAAAGAGCTATAGATAAATTCCAGAAAGAGATCGACTCTATCCAAGAAGAGAACATTAAGTTATCATCTGATATTGAATCACTATCTGATGGTCTTACAAATAATATGAATATATCTAGCGAGAAGAAACAAAAGCTTTTACAGTTTAAAGCCCAGTTCTCTCAACAAAGTAATTCTATTGTTAAAGATGCTAAGTTCTATGAGGATAATACATCATGTCCTACTTGTACACAGTCTATTGATGATGATCTTCGTCAGACTAAAGTAGAACAGGCTAAAGCTAAGGCTCGTGAGTTACAATCCGCCTTGACACGTATTGATGATGAAATGTCAGCTATTGATGAGGTACTTAATGAATTACATAGTACATCAGAAGAAGTACGTAATCATACTTCTACCCTGACGTCTAATAATAATTCTATCAAGCACCTACATAGCCAAATTACATCTACTCAAAAAGCTTTAGTTGAGTTAGATTCTAAGGGTGGTAATCTTGAGCAAGCCAATTCTGATATGACATCTTATAATGAAAAAAAGAATGAATTAAATGAAAAAAAGGTGTACATTTCAGACAAAGTATCGTATAATAGTGTAATAAGCGAGATGCTTAAAGATACTGGTATTAAGACTAAGATCATTAAACAATATGTTCCTATTATTAATAAGCTAGTTAATCAGTATCTTCAAGTATTAGATTTCTTTGTTCATTTCGAACTAGACGAGAACTTTAGCGAGACTATAAAATCTAGACATCGCGATAGTTTTACATATGACTCATTCTCGGAAGGTGAGAAACAAAGAATCGATCTGGCTTTACTATTTACATGGCGAGCAGTAGCTAAGATGAAAAACTCAGTAGCTACTAACTTGTTGGTACTAGATGAAACCTTTGATTCATCTCTAGACTATGATGGTGTTGACAATCTAATGAAAATACTATATACTTTAGATGATGATACAAACGTATTTGTTATTAGTCATAAAGGCGAGGTATTAGATGGTAAGTTTGATAGTAAAATAGAGTTTAAGAAAATTAAGAATTTTAGTAAAATACATTTGACATAAAGGATGATAATATGAAAGTAAGTGAATTAACTCTTCAAACATTGAAGAACTTTGCATCGATTAACCCTAACTTCGTAGCTAAAGGTGGAACTAATATCTCTACTATTGCTGAAGCTAAGAATATTGTTGCTAATGCTAATATTGATATTGAACTACCTGAAGAGTTTAGTATCTATGACTTAAATGAATTTTTAAGTGTATTGAGTCTTGTTGATGAGCCTCATATGACATTCCAGGATAAATGTGTTGTAGTATCTGATTCAGCAGGTAGATCATCTATTACATATTACTATTCAGATCCGGATATGTTAACTAAGAGCGAAAAAGAACTAATCATGCCAGAAGCTGAGATTAAGTTTGATTTAGATGGTAATACTCTAAGCCGAGTTAAACGAGCTTCATCTGCATTAGGTCATGATAATGTTCGTATTACTAATAATAACGGTGCTATTACATTAACAGTAATGGATAAAGAAAATAGTACTTCTAATAACTTTTCTATTGATGTACCTGGTGAAGCTAGTGTAGAAGGTTTTGAGGTTTATTTGAATATTGCTAATCTAAAAGTATTGCCAGGTGATTATTCAGTTGAAATCTCATCTAAATTTATTTCTAGATTTACTAAAAGCGAAACTGGCCACGAATACTTTGTGGCTGTTGAAAAGACATCATCATTTTAAGGAGATATAATATGTCAGATAATGTTAAAGGATTAAAAGCTGAGTTGAATAAGACTCATGAGTTATCATCACGTGTAGCTCGTAGTACTATTGCGGTAATTGATACCGTAGTACAACGCGGAGGTTTTAAAGGCGAAGAGCTATCTACTATTGGACAGCTACGTGATCAAGCTGTCCAGGCCGTTCAATTAGCTGAAGCTTTTGCGGCGGATAACGCAGTTAAAAGTGAAGAAAAATAGTAAATAACTGTTTACATTCCGATTAATTGATGGTATAATGTACTTAAATTAATCGGGAGTTCACATGAATATTTTCGTACTAGACACAAATCCAACTAAGGCAGCTCAACTACAATGTGATAAACATGTAGTTAAGATGACTTTAGAATCAGCTCAGATGCTTTGTACAGCTCATCGTTTACTTGATGGCGATGATGCTGATCCATTATTGTATAAAGCTGCTCATAAAAAGCACCCTTGTACACTATGGACTATGGAATCTGATGCTAATTACAAATGGCATTTATCTCATTTTTATGCTCTAGCAAAAGAGTATGAATATAGATATGGTAAACAGCATCTATCATTTACTAAGCTATGGTCTAAATTAGTAGTACCACCCAAGAATATATCTAAAGGGCCTATGACTCAATTTAGATTAGCGATGGGATCTAACCCAGAATGTAAGATAGAATCTGATCCAGTTAGATCATACCAACTATTTTATAAAACAAAAGCCGAAAGATTTGATATGAAATGGACTAAAAGAGATATTCCTGAATTCTTTAAGAATGAGGTTTAATCAATGGATATTAAAGACAGATGTGATGTTATTAGAAGAGAAGGTGAAAGATTATCAGAATATACCCTCGATCTAAACATCGGTTGTTATAGCTTGTATTGTTATAGATACAATAAACGATATTACCTTATGGAAATGTTAAATGGAGAATATACAAATCTCCAACCAATTCTTAGTAATATCAACGACTGGAAATAGTGGCGCGTAACAGTTTCGGCTATCATCGCTCACTAAGTGGAAATGTTATCATTATTCGCCACTTTAATGATTGAAATATGATTAGTATCCCTCGTTAATACACTGAGAGCTAAAGGTGTAGAGGGCTTATTAAAATGAGTACTGGCGTGGATGCATACACGTACGCTGACCACTTGGAATTTGCTACAGCTGTAGAAAGCCGTTAGAGGCGGTAAATGAATACCCTCAGAAAGTAACAGCAGTGCTCATTTTAATAAGTAGCTTCAAACAAAGGAAACACTATGCTAGAAACAATGTGTGATATTATGAAACAAGCATATCATGTCAACTGGATTACGTCACGTGATGGTAATATGAGTATTCGTCATAAAGATCGTAATCACTTTTTTATCACACCATCAGGTATCCGTAAACAAACCTTGCAACCAGACCAATTCAAAAAGATGGAAGTCACTCCTGATGGACCTAAGTATCTACCATATACCGATATTTCAGAGAAACTAGTAGCATCGGGTGAACTTCCTATGCATTATGGTTTACTAAAAAATATGCCAGAAGGATTAGATACTAGAGCGGTAGTTCATGTACATCCAACTTATTGCATAGCCGCTATGCACGCTGGTATCGACTTATCAAAGATTGATAAGATGTTTCCAGAATTAAATCGTTATAGTACGATCGGACCAAATGTTGGTGATGTTCCTCCTATCTCTCAAGAGCTAGCAGATCGAGTTCATGAGAATATGGGTGTTGACGAACACGGGAATATTAAATGTAATATTGTTGGTATCAAAGGACATGGTGTAGTTGCGGTAGATACAACTCCATGGCGTGCATACGAACATGTAGAACGATTAGAGCATATATGTAAGATTATCTTATCGTCCGGTAATGTTCAACAATTCTAAACGTTCATGAATCATGAAACCCCGTAAATAATGAACAGAAGGATATATAATGAGTGAAGGTATAAAATACGACCAAGATAAACCAGACTATAGTCTATTACCTTTTGGACCTGTAGATGATATCGTAAAGGTATTAACTTATGGAGCTAAAAAGTATGATAGATTTAATTGGTCAAAAGTAGAAAGACACCGTTATGAAGCAGCGTGCCTACGACACATTTCAGCATACTTACAAGGTGAAAAATTAGATCCAGAAACAGATATTAGTCACCTAGCTCACGCTGCGACTTCATTAATATTTTTAATGGAGTTTGATAAAAAAGAAAAGTAATTGTTTACTTTTGACGTATAGTATAGTATAATATAATTTTTAATATGAGGCAAGTGAATAATGAAAGATTTTCTATGGGTAGAGCAATACCGTCCAACTAATATCAATGATGCAGTACTTCCAGCATCTCTAAAGAATACCTTCCAGAAGATTGTAGAAGGTAAAGAAATTCCAAATATGCTTTTCTCTGGTACAGCTGGTGTTGGTAAGACTACTGTAGCAAAAGCTCTATGTAATCAACTAGACCTTGACTATATTGTTATCAACGGATCTGAAGAAGGTAACATTGATACTCTTCGAGGTAAGATCAAGCAATTTGCTTCTACTGTATCACTTCATGGTGGTTATAAAGTAGTTATCCTAGATGAGGCTGATTACCTTAACCCGCAATCTACTCAGCCAGCGCTTCGTGGCTTTATTGAAGAATTCTCTAATAACTGTAGATTTATCCTAACATGTAACTTTAAGAATCGTATCATTGAGCCTCTACACTCAAGATGTTCTGTATATGAGTTTGCTATCCCGCGTGAAGATAAACCCGCTATCGCCGGAGATATCTTTAAACGTGTATGTACTATCCTTGATACTGAATCAGTTGAATACGATAAAGCTGTAGTAGCTAACCTTGTTCAGAAGCATTTTCCAGATTTCCGTCGTGTTATTAATGAGCTACAACGTTATGCTATTAGTGGTAAGATTGATGCAGGAATCCTTGTTAATATTGGTGATACTAACTATGATACCCTATTCAAGTCTCTTAAAGAAAAGAACTTTAAATCTATGAGAGGTTGGGTAGCTAATAATACCGATATAGATTCATCTGCTATCTTTAGAACTCTATATGATAAAATGTATGACTATGTTGATCCTAGTTCTATTCCACAGTTAGTATTGATCCTTGCGGATTATCAATACAAGAATGCCTTTGTAGCTGACCATGAGTTAAATATTGTGGCTTGTATGACAGAAATTATGGCTAATGTGAGATTTAAGTAATATGCATCCTCCAAGTAAACCTGAATATTATACAAGAGATCTTAATATCGATATTAGTAATAAGTGCAAGCTAGCGTGTCCAGTGTGTGATCGTCAAGTAGATCCAAGTATGGTGGCAAGAGCTAAAGATATATCATTAGAAGACTATCAAAAGTTATTAGATTCATTTTCTAATATATCAATGTGTGGTCAAATTAGTGATCCAATATATCACCCGAAGTTCATAAAACTACTAGAAATGTCTAAGACTCTTGATCGTTTGACAATTTCTACTAATGGCACTGGTAAAACCGAGAAATGGTGGAGAACCGCATTTCAACAATCTATTGATAATGGAAACGTTACATGGAGATTTGCTTTAGATGGTTTACCAGAAGAGTCTCATATATATCGTGTAGGACAGGATGGGCTACAAGTATGGGAAATGATGAAGCTTGGCGCAAAAATGGGTGCAAATATCCGTTGGCAATATATTCCATTTCTATATAATCAGGATCATATTAAACAAGCTAGAAACATGGCTAGAAAACACGGGATCATGTTTTATTTAAAAATATCGAGTCGCCATCCCGAAGGAATGACACCAACAAAAGAGGAGTACGCAATTGAAAGAATTAGAGTTGCCGATTGAAATCAGACCTCAATGTATACATGGTAGAGAACCATCACTTACAGCCGAAGGTTACTTCTTACCTTGTTGTTGGGCTGATCGTAGAAACACATACTTTCAAAAAGCTGGTTTTTTTAATCCTGAATTAAATATATCTAATGTGGATGATATAGTAACAGAAGTATTTAATTCAGAAACTTGGATAAGTTTCTTTAATATGTTAGAATACAATAGTAAAGAGGCACCAAACGTGTGTAAAGAATATTGCGGCGTAAATAAAGATACAAATAAGAAGGTATATTATTAATTATGAATCCATTTGAATATGTAAACCAAATCAACTATGGTAAGAAAGATATTATGGTTGATGATGTAAGTGAAAAAGCCTATAGCCCATTCATGGTCAATAGATCCTTATCATACTTTGCTGATACTGTATTCTTTGCTAATGAAATGAACAAATTCCACCATACCGATAAAAAGCTTCAATTTCAGTTTCTGATAAATATTGTTAGAAAACGTAAAAGATTCTCCAAATGGGTCAAGCCAGTTGAAGATGATAAAATTGAACTGATTAAAGATTGTTATGGCTATAGTAATGAAAAGGCAAAGCAAGTTGCTCACCTTATCACGGCCGAACAAGTAGATATTTTAAAGGCTAAAAAAGGTGGAAAATCTAAATAACATAGTATCTTGGAATCCTACCATGATGTTGGAAGTTACCCTGAATGAACCAGGCGACTTCCTAAAGGTAAAGGAAACCCTAACACGAATTGGAGTAGCATCTCGTAAAGATAATACCCTATTTCAATCATGTCATATTCTACATAAGCAAGGTAGATATTTCATAGTTCACTTCAAAGAACTATTTCTTTTAGATGGTAAGAAAGCTAATCTAGAAGATATGGATATACAGAGACGCAATAGTATTGCTACTCTGCTAGGAGACTGGGGATTGGTTCAAGTAGTTGATCCTACTCAGTCTACTGAATGTGCGCCGTTAAGGCTCATTAAAATCATTTCTCATAAAGAGAAACACAACTGGACATTATCTCCTAAGTATAATATAGGTAATAATTAAATAATTCGTTGAAGTTGTATAAATCTATTCTGGACGGGGGTTCGACTCCCCCCAGCTCCACCATAAGTGCATTAGACTTACTGGATAGGCATTGAGTTGTCGAAGGTGTGAAGCATAACTAGATTATGTGGACTGGTCTTTATAAGATTGCCTGAAACTAGTGTACTTATGAGGGGGCTGTTTTGGTTTCGACAGGGTAGCGTATGGTACAACGGAGAATCAGTCAAGGCTAAAGACTGTAAGGATTGGGAGTTCCCGGTCGAAGAAGCAAACTAAAGTAAACGCAAATGATAACGCTTACGCCCTAGCTGCCTAGTAGCTAGTGAGGTTTTGACTAGTTGACCTTATTACCAAATAACTAGTCAACAATTTTAACATAAAGGACTATATAATGAGTGAAGCACAAATTGTACGATTAACATCAGGTGAAGAATTACTAGCATCAGTTACTGAAACATTTGGTACTACTGAAAATACCTACAACCTAACTCAGGTAACTATTATCTTACCTGGTGAGAATGGTAATATTGGATTGTATCCTTTCATGCCATATTCAGATATTGCTAACACTGGATTAACACTATCCCGGGATAAAGTACTATTTGTAACAACTCCGGCTAAAGACTTAGCGGATTACCATACTTCCTTATTCGAGGAAAAATCAGATCTCTATGTACCTCCTGAAAAGAAAATCATAGTTTAATTTTCCACAAGATAACAGTTGACATTTAGCCCACAGTGTAG